TGCGTAAAGCAGCCCTGTACGAACAGATGATGTCCAAAAGGGGCAACATCAAACCGGTAATCAACAACGGCCCTCGCCCTGCCAAGCCTGGTGCAGCAGGTCGCGTCTCACAGTCAACTGGAAGTACTCTCGCACAAAAGCGTCTTGCAAAAACGGGTCGCGTCCAAGACGCGGCCTCCGCAATTGAACTTCTACTTAAATGAGGCACTTAAATGGCTATTGTTGCTAATACCTTCACCACCTACTCTGCCAAGGGTATCCGTGAAGACCTTTCCAATGTAATCACAAACATCTCTCCTGAAGAGACACCTTATATGTCCAACATTGGACGTGAGAATGTTTCTAACAGCCTGTACGAATGGCAAACCGACGTACTCGCCGCTGCTGCTGCAAATGCACAGTTGGAGGGTGATGACGTTACATCATTCGACTCAGTGACTGCAACTGTTCGTTTGCAAAACTACGCGCAAATCTCTCGCAAGACTATCGTGTTGTCCGCAACTGAAGAGACTGTCAACAAGGCTGGCCGTCGCTCTGAGTTGGCTTATCAGATCGCCAAGCGCGGCTCTGAGTTGAAGCGTGACCAAGAGTTCAGTATGCTTAACAGCGCAGTTGCTGCTGCTGGTAGCACTACTGTTGCTCGTGCGACTGCTGCCTTGCAATCGTTTATCAAGACCAACGTTGATATGCAGACCAACGGTGCTAACCCATCGTATACAACCCTGCCAAGCAGCGCACGTACAGACGGTAACGTCCGTACTTTCACCGAGACAATTTTGAAGAACGTCATCCAGCAAGTATGGACTTCCGGCGGCTCTCCAAAAATCTTGATGACTGGTCCTGTCAACAAGCAACGCGTATCCGGTTTCTCCGGCATTGCATCTTCTCGTTTCAACATTGATGGCGGCGCACGTCCTGCCACCATCGTTGGCGCAGCAGACGTTTACGTCAGCGACTTCGGGAACGTGCAAGTGGTTCCCAACCGTTTCCAACGTGAGCGTGACGCTTTCGTAATCGATCCTGATTACGCAAAGATGACCGTCCTCCGTCCTTACCAACAAGTTGAGTTGGCTAAGACCGGCGACGCTGAAAAGCGTATGTTGATCGTCGAGTGGGGTCACAAGGTGTTGGCAGAGAATGCTCATGGCATTGCTGCTGACTTAGTTACTTCTTAAAAGTAAAAAGGAAAGGGCCAGGGAAACCTGGCTCTTTTTTACATGATTGAATCCAAACATTTTGATCGCAATGATGCCTTGGGCATCAATCGCACATGGCACTACAACACGGAAACCGATGAGGCGACCATTGAAACCAAGCAGGACATCACTGCGATCATTGAAGAGAACAAGCAGGACTTCAACCTGCAAGAAAAGCATTCCAAGTATGGCGAGTGGAATAAAGTTGCGAGCATCCCCTTGAGTATCTACTTCAAGTTAAAACAAGAGGGAAAACTTGATGACCAAGCCTACATGAAGAGATTTCTAAACGACCCAGAAAACCGTTATTTTAGAACCCGTCCAGGAGAGGTTTGATGGCTAGACCAAGAGTCTCATTGTCAGAAAAGATTGAAAAACATACAACTAGAATTCCAGAATCTGGTTGTTGGATATGGACATCTACCGTTGAAAAAAGCGGATATGGAAGAGTTTGTGATGGTAGAAAACCATATTTTGCACATAGAGTTTCATATGAGCAAAAATATGGAAGCATTCCAAATGGGAAAATGGCGTTGCATCATTGCGATGTCAGATGTTGCATAAATCCAGATCATATTTTTCTTGGAACTCAAAAAGAAAATATGCTCGACAAAGTATCAAAAAATAGACAAGCAAAAGGCATAAAACATGGGAATGCAAAATTGACTGATAGCCAAGCAATAGAAGCAAAATTTGGATTTGAAAAGCCAGAAATACTGGCAAAAAAATTTAGTTATTCCGCCGCAATGATTAGACAAATACGAAATGGCGTTTACTGGAAACACTTGGAGAAACCATGAATTACATTGCAGTCTGTACACCAGCAAGAGATATGGTTCATGCAAACTATGCTTTCTGCATGACCAACATGGTTGCATATCACACAATCAACACAATTGATGCTGTCGCTCTGAAGATCATGCAGGGTACGTTGATCCAAAACCAACGAGCAGACCTTTGCCTTGACGCAATGCGCGAGAACTGCACCCACGTCCTGTTTGTTGACTCGGACATGACATTCCCACAGGACATGATTGAGAGGCTGCTAAAGCACGACCTTGACATCGTGGCCACCAACTGCGCACGTCGCAGGATGCCTACAGGTCCAACGGCTCAGAAGTACGGCCCTGACGGAGAGCGCGAGTTGGTCTACACAATGCCCGAATCCACAGGCGTTGAGGAAGTTGGCAGCATCGGCATGGGCGTAATGCTCATCAAGCGCAACGTCTTTGAGGCGTTGACAGAGCCTTGGTTTGAGACTCCCTGGCGCACCGACAAACGTGGCTACATTGGAGAGGATATTTTCTTTTGCCGCAAGGCACAGGCCGCAGGGTTTAAGATATGGATTGACCACGATGTGTCTAAAGAAATTGGACACATTGGGACGTTTGAATTCAAGCACGACCACACATGGGTCATGCGTGACCTTGAGGAAAAGGAAAAGGCTACCTAATGGCTCTAACGACATACACCGAACTCAAGGCATCATTAGCGGACTGGCTTGTCCGTGCCGACCTGACGGCTGCAATCCCTGACTTTATCTCTCTGGCCGAGGCTCAGATTGAACGCAACTTGCGTGTACGTCAAATGATTGTCCGTGCCGATGCGTTCATCAACAGCGAGTACAGCGCGGTCCCTGACAACTTCCTTGAGACACGGGCTTTCAAGTTAAATACAAACCCAGTGACTCCGATGCAGTTTGAGACAATGGACTCGCTAGATGTACTGGCATCACGCACAAACGCAGCAGGAAAACCGACCTACTTCAGCATCGTTGGGAGTCAGATTCGCGTTGTCCCAGCCCCTGATACAACCTACACAGGCGAACTGACCTACTACGCAAAGTTAACTAAGTTGTCAAGTTCAGTCGCAACAAACTTCCTGTTGACCTCATCCCCCGACATCTACCTGTATGGCGCACTCTTGCAGGCCGCGCCCTACCTACAGGACGATGCACGTATCTCTGTTTGGTCTGCGCTGTACCTCGCTGGACTTGAGCAACTGCAACTCGCAGATGACAGAAGCACAACATCGGGCGGCTCTCTGACTGCGCGAGCCAGAACACTGGGGTAGAAATGCTAATCACAACGACCAAAGGCGAAATGGATGACTCCCTACTTGAGAAAAAAGAGGGGATAATTGATACTGAGAACGAGACAACTCGGTGGGTCGAGTACTGGCAGAACAATGAACTTGTTCACCGTTCCGTTGATATGACTTTGAAACGCAACGTTGCAACACTAGCCGTTGCTCAACCTTTAGGATAATCATGGCAAATACTCAGGCAATGTGTACCTCGTTCAAGGGCGAATTGTTGGTCGGCCATCACAATTTTGGTACAGGTGTGATCCGTGCCGCCACAACTGCCGACACGTTCAAAGCAGCCCTGTACTTGGCAACTGCCACAGTCGATGCAACAACCACTGCCTACTCCTCCACCAACGAGGTGACAGGGACTGGGTACACGGCTGGCGGCGTCACCGTGACGTTTGGGACCGTCCCAAGCACTAGCGGGACAACAGCCTTTGTGACCCCTAGCGCAAGCATCTCCTACTCTGCCGTAACCCTGTCCACGTCCTTTGACGCGGTCTTGATATACAACTCAACCCAGTCCAACAAGGCGGTGAGTGTTCACACGTTTGGATCGCAGACCGTTACCGCTGGCACGTTCACTCTGACAATGCCCGTCAATGACGCAAGCACCGGCCTGATTCGGCTGGCTTAACGCGGGAGCAGCGGCATGGCTGCTTACGGCACAGGCTATTACGGCAGGGGAGCCTATGGTATAGGCAATGTTGTCATCAGTGGCAACTCGTCTACCTCTGCCGTCGGCACGTTGCTGGCCAGCCGATCAATCCAAGAGGACGGGACGATTGCCACCGGCAATGTCGGCACGATCAGCCTATCCGTGTCTATTGCCATCACAGGCAACTCAGCCACAGGCTCCGTTCAATCCCTCTTTGTATCTCCAATTATTACAGGCAACAACGCCACGGGCGGTGTTGGGACGGTAAGTGCCGAGGTTATCTCGTTCCAGGACATTACTGGAGTTGAGGGGACTGTCTCCGCAGGCACTGCCACAAGCGTCGTTTCTGTTGCGATAATTGGCGTACAAACTAATTCATCAGTAGGGACGATGATTGGATTCGGATGGGGTGCAGTTCCTGATACGTCAGAGACTTGGTCACCCATTTCTGATACGTCAGAGACTTGGACTGTAGTTGCAGATAATTCGACAACGTGGCAAGAGGCCGCATAAGAGGTGAAATATGGCTAAAACAGAATCATTAACGCAACAACGCTTACAAGAAGTGTTGCGCTATGATTTTGAAACTGGCGTTTTTACATGGGCAATTAACAGGACTAAAGCGGTAAAAGGAAGAATCGCTGGTGGAGAAGATGGGCATGGTTATTGGATCATTGGTATAGACGGAATTAGACATAGCGCACACAGACTTGTTTGGCTGTATGTTTATGGTTTTTACCCAAAAGAGATAGATCACCAAAACCATGTTCGCACTGACAATAGGCTTTCCAACCTTCGGGCGACCGACAGATCGGGAAACGGTAAAAACATTTCAAAACCAATTGACAACAAATCTGGAGTTGTTGGGGTTTCATGGACTAAAAGATTAGGCAAGCGATATGACAAATGGGAAGTCAGGGCTTGCGGAAAATTCTTAGGGTATTTTGATGATTTTTTTGAGGCTGTATGTAAACGCAAATCAGCAGAATTGCAATTAAACTTTCACCCTAATCACGGAATTTAACGGAGATTTACTATGGCAGATTCCACGACGACGAACCTATTACTTACCAAACCCGAAGTTGGGGCCAGTACTGACACATGGGGAACCAAGGTCAATACTGACTTGGACGCTGTAGACGCTGTGTTTGCAGCGGCAGGCACAGGGACATCGGTAGGTCTTAACATTGGCTCTGGTAAAACTTTAGCCGTTGCGGGAACATTTACTGTTTCAGCCACCGATGCCATCAAGGTCGCATCAGGCACAACCGCACAGCGTCCAGGATCACCGGCCACTGGCCAGTTCCGATTCAACACCACGCTGACAAAATTCGAGGGATACCAAGGGACTTCATGGGCATCCGTTGGTGGTGGTGCTACCGGCGCGGGATCAGATACCGTCTTCTACGAAAACACCAAGGTGGTCAGCGGTAACTACACCATCACAGCATCAAATAACGCTCACTCTGTTGGCCCAATCACCATCAACAGCGGTGTCTCTGTCACCATTCCAACCGGCTCACGCTGGGTTGTTCTTTAAGGAAATATATGAGTTCACTTGTCTTATCAGGCGACACATCAGGGACGGTATCGTTGTCTGTGCCTGCTGTTGCGGGGTCTAACACAATCTCTGTTCAGGCAGCCACTGCATCAATGTCTGTAAACACGCTGGCAACTGCTGTTGCTTCTACCAGCGGTACTTCAATTGACTTTACATCCATCCCTTCTTGGGTAAAGCGTATTACTGTGATGTTTCTTGGAGTTAGTACAAACGGTTCATCCGTAGTGCAAATTCAAATTGGTGCTGGCTCTGTAATTACTACTGGTTATTTAAGTTCATCTACCTCTTTGGTTAATACAGGAACGATTGTCGGTGCTACACAAACTACTGGGTTTGGTGTAGAGGCTTCCGCTGGGTCTATAACAGCAACAGGTGTTAGAAATGGTCATGCGGTAATAACTTTAATTACGGGCACAACGTGGGTAAATAGTTCAAACATATCTTTCTCAAACGCTGGAATATCTGCTTTGTCTGGTGGAAACATTGCTCTTGGTGGCGCTCTTGACCGTGTACGCATCACCACTGTTAACGGCACAGACACCTTCGATGCTGGCAGCGTCAATATTCTTTACGAGGGCTAATCATGTCAATACTTGTTTTAACATCTGACACGCTGATTGGCACAGCAGCCACAGGCAACATTGAGTACAACGGTCAGTTCTTTGGTACTGATAGTGCTGCGTCACGGGCGCAGATGCAGCGGATCACCTTGGGTACTCCCGTGGCATCCACATCGGGTACTTCAATTGACTTCACTAGCATCCCTGCTTGGGTAAAGCGGATCACTGTGATGTATATCGGGGTGACAACTAGCGGTGCATCACTTCCACAGGTAAGAGTTGGAACAAGCGCGGGTGTCATAAGTACAGGGTACTTATCTACCGCGTCAAGGTCTACCCTTTCAACCTCTAGTACCACTGGATTTACTCTTGTTGATACTAATTCAACACTTAATGGGCTAGTAGTTCTTGTTAACAGCGGAAATTTCTGGGTTAACTCTTCAAATATTTCTTTGCAATCAAATTCATCTGCTACTGGTGCGGGTTATGTAACATTTTCAGGAACCCTAGACCGCATCCGTCTAACCACAGTAAACGGAACAGACACTTTTACTGCTGGCTCCATAAACATCTTGTACGAGGGCTAAATTATGTCAGTAATAATTGATGGGTCAGCAAGCGTCACGATTAACTCAGGTGCTGTACTGGGTATTACCTCTGGCACTGCGGTGGCATCCACCAGCGGTACAAGCATTGACTTTACCAGCATCCCATCTTGGGTGAAGCGGATCACTGTGATGTTTAATGGGGTGAGTACAAGCGGTACTTCTGTCATAAGATTTCAGTTGGGTACTAGTGGTTCTCCAACAACGACTGGATATGCAACATCTGCTGCTAATCTTGGAGCAACTTATGGTGGCTCTGGTTCTTCTACTGCTGGTTTTGATAGCGTTGCTGATAACAATGCTTCTTGGACTCGTTCTGGTGCTATTGTTTTTAACAACATTAGTGGAAATACATGGATTGGAACTGGCTCATATCAATATGTAGCTACCGCAGGAATAATTTTATATGGAACTGTCACTCTTGCAGGAACATTAAACATGGTTCGCATCACCACAGTCAACGGCACAGACACCTTCGATGCGGGTTCTGTAAACATTCTCTACGAATAAGGAAAAATCATGACACATAGAATTGAAGTTAACGCAACAACAGGCGAAACCAAGATGGTTGAGTACACCGCTGACGAACAGGCTGCACACGATGCTGCTGTGGCGGCACAACAGGCAGCGGAAGCCGCAGCAGCAGCCGTAGTAGTGCCTGAAGTGGTGGTTGAGACTCCAGCAACTCCAACATAAAGTAATTTATGAACCAATCCGAACGCGCCGAACTAATTGCCGACATTGCCGAGGCAATTAAAGCATCGTCCAACTTGTCTGAAGATGAGGTGCGTTGGGTTAAGTTGGCCATCCACAAGCAAGAGCAATCCATTAAGTTACGCCAGGCCATTATTGAGAAGACCTTGGGCGGCTTGGTGTGGGCTGCGCTTGCAGGTTTAGCCTACCTTATATTTGACTTTGCAAAGAACCACGGATTTAAGTGATAGATGCAATTGCTTCAGCACAGATACCTTGGCCCAACACGGAAACAAAAATCGTGCTGGTGTGCCGTGTCGTGCTGCCAAAGGAAACTTATGGAGCCAATGAGTTTTTAGATAAGGACGGAAGGGTCTGCCGGTGGGTGCTGGAGCCTAAAAAGTGATCGATCCCCTAACAGCGTTTGCAGTTGCCCAAGGAGCCATCAAAGGCATCCAAGCAGCCATCAAGATGGGCAAGGATGTGCAGGGCATCACAAACGATGTGATGAAGTTCTTTGATGCAAAGGAAAAGGTAGCCAAGGAAGCAGTTAAGGACCCGAAAAAAAAATACAGTTCAGACACCAGCCAAGCGATGTCCACAGTCATGCAGTTGCATGAACTCAATCGGGCTGAAGAGGAGTTGAAGTGGCACTTTATAAATCAAGGCCACAGCCAGTTGTGGAATCAGATTCTCCTTGAGCGCAACGCAATTGTGCAGCGCAGGAGAACGCAAGAGATACTAGATGCGACTGCGGCTAAGAACCGCAAGCAAGAGATTGACGAAGCCATCACAATGGCGCTTTGCATACTGGTAGCCGCTGCCATATTTTTCTTGGTGGCTTGGGGCGTGATAGCAATGAAAGGAAAGTTATGAGCGAAGGAACGTTAAACGCCAATTCAACCCTTGACAAAGTTCTTGGGTATGTGGATTCGCCATTTAAACTTGCCGCCATCCTTGTCATGGGCGTAGTTGCTTTTGCTGGTTATTTTGTGTACACAAACCAAGACTTGCTGATTGGGGCTTACAAAGAATCCAAGAAGATACCCAGCATTGCCGAGGACAGGGTTGAAGATGCCTCTGCCCACCTGTTCAAAACCACAAACGCCACTATTGTTGCGGTGTTCAAAGTCAACCCGATGTTTGGCACTAGGGTTCTTTACCGGGCCTATGCCAAGGATGGGCGAGACAAAACCAATGACGGGCTGGATGTTGGCCTGTTCACAAACAACGCAGCCAACAATGCAGATGTTGTTAAATTGATGGCAAACGAAATTCCTTGCGGGGAGTACCGCACAGCGCAGTCTGAGATGGGTATTTGGTACATCAACAAGGGCGTTACCTATACTTGCAGAATCAGTGTTCCACCAGAGCCGGGGCGGTTTGTGGGGCAGATAACCGTGGGGTGGGAGACAGAACCCGAAAACTTAGATTCAGCACGAACCATGCTGAGTATTGCAGCAACCATGCTTTCAAGGAGTAAACAATAATGTTTGACATTTCAGGACTGCTGCAAGTAGGCGGCAAAATCATAGACAAGCTCATCCCTGACCCAGAAGCCAAAGCCAAGGCTCAATTGGAACTTGCCACACTTGCACAAAGCGGTGAACTGGCAAAGATGGCTAACGAGACTGACCTTTACAAGACTGAGCAAGCTGGCGTATCTGAACGCTGGGATGCGGATATGTCATCCGATTCTTGGTTGTCTAAAAATATCCGGCCTATGGCCCTTGTTGCTATTTTTGCCGGATACTTTCTGTTTGCTTTTATGTCTGCTTTTGGATACAACGCACAGGCATCCTATGTTGAACTGCTTGGGCAATGGGGTATGTTGGTCATGTCTGCTTACTTTGGCGGACGTACTTTAGAAAAAATTATGGAAATGAGAGCCAAGAAATGAACTCAAACTTTAAAGCAGCCTTAGACCACGTACTTAAATCCGAGGGGGGTTTTGTTAACCACAAACTTGACCCCGGAGGAATGACAAACCTTGGATGCACTAAGGCTACGTGGGAGGATTACGTAGGCCACCCAGTGTCAGAAACTGACATGAGAAATCTAACACCCGAGTTAGTTGCTCCGTTATACAAACGCAAGTACTGGGACAAGGTGGCTGGGGATGATCTGCCGTCAGGGGTTGACTATGCCGTCTTTGATGCTGCGATTAACAGCGGGCCCGGACGTGCGGCAAAGTGGTTGCAGGAAGTTGTGAGTGTTACTGCTGACGGGGCTATCGGTAAAGGTACTTTAGCCGCTGTAGAGGCTATGGACACGCAAATCCTAATCGCAAAGTACAACGACCGCCGCCTCCAGTTTCTTGAATCACTGCCTACCTTCGCCACATTCGGAAAAGGATGGAGCCGCCGAGTGTCCGAAGTTCAATCAGCGGCATCCGCATTGGCTTAGTCAGGCTTTTCAGCTAATCCGCGCCAAGTCTTAAATTGGTCCGCGCCATTTGTAATGCGAAAACAATTTGCCTCATTTACGGAACGCATTGCCCAACCCCATTTTTTTCCGTTCCAATAGGCGTAAATTCTACTATTCCACACTTGATACACGCCCACATGAACGGGTTTAATCTCTGGTGGAAACCACGGTGTAAATTTCATTTCAACTCCTTTGCTAGTTTTCGTAATTCGCTCATAGCGTCCTTAAAATCACGCTGTAAACCCTCAATTTGCGCTTGCTGCTCTTGCATCCGAATGTAAGCCTCGGTTGCGAATTTGGCTAGATTCTCGTGATTCCATGCTGGAAAGTTTGGCAAGTCTTGCATTTGTTCTTTTGTACTCAGGTTTAGGTTTAGGGCAGTCAGGCGGTGGGACAACAGCAATCCACACTGAAAACGGTATGCGGGAAGTGCGGGAAGTCTGCCATCTGTCAATGTAAACGTCAGGCATTTTATCTAGCGCACCTTGCACCGAATCGGCTTCTAAGTTAAGCGCCGCCGCAATGCTATTGATAGAAAGCCCGTCCTCATGCTCACGCAATAAAGCACGGATTTTAGGATGGTTGGAACGGCTCACGTTGGATACCCTTTGCTCTTAATCTGTAACGCATCGGTCGCACCTAGTCGGGCTGGCGGCGAATTGTCGGGCTTGTAGATTTCTCCGTCTTTCATATGGTTAAACGTGCGTGGCTCTGCCATGTCAGGCGTTCGCACCATTGGCACATACCCGCCGCCTTGCCCATATTTATAGGTGGTCTTTAAAGGCCGTGCAAATTCGCCTAAAGTGGTTTGTTTGTTTACCCGCATCAAGTTGGGGTTTCCTGCTGCTAGTTTCATGTGTTCTTTTCCTTGAGCTTGTTTGCCGCCCAAACCATGCCCGCAATAAAAAACGGGTGGTCGTACATGGGGTCTTCGCCATCAGGCATATCTTTTTTCTCAAGCCCCACCCAAGGGCGTTGATAAACTTGGATGTCATCGTCTTCGTCTGCAATGTATCCCGCACTTGTAAGAACAGTTATGGGCTCTTGTGCTGGCTCATCGGGGCAGTCTTCACACTTGGTTTTGCAGCCGTTCATTTTCATGCACCAAGGCTCTTGTGCTGGCTGTGCCAAGGCTGCTTCAAGGCGCTCGGCTGCGCTGTTGTAGTTTGCGATTTTCATTTCCTCAAGCGCAAGTTTCAATGCTTCTTTCATTCCACCACCTCCTGCTTTGCGGTCAATTGTTCTAAGCGTTTAATTCTTGCCACGTTGTAGGCAACGATGGCGGTGTGGTACTCCATGCTCGACTGGTGGCGCAACTTAGTGCGCTGCGCTTGTATCAGTTCCTCGGCGATAAGTTCGGCGGGGGTCGGCATCACCCAGTGGTTTGTAAACCATGCCCATACGTTTTTTAAGTGGTTCATAGTTCCCTCGTTTTTATCATTGTGTCTGCTATTGCGTAAGCCCTGTGAGCAAACTCATCCATAGTTCCTTGAATAGATGAATCTGAAATCAGTGCTTGCATAGCTTTGGCTGCAAAGTAATCACGCAGGGTCATGCTTACCGCATGGTCTTTGGTAAAGTATTGAAGTGGTGATGGTGTCATTTGAATATGCTCTTTGTTAATACGGTTTTACTGGGTTCGCACTGCACCACGCTCGATGGTTGGTTGACGATGACGTACCCTGCAATAAAGCAGACGGTTGCTACCATGCCAAGCAATGTCATTAAATCAATAAAGCCATCCCACAGCCGTTCAAATATGGTGGGGGTTTCTATATCAGAGTCAATTGGGTCGGTGTAATTTGCCATTCTTGCTCCATTCTGTTTGAGTTACTGCGTACTGTCTGACCTGTTAAACAAATAAGCCCGTCACGTTCAATTTCTTTTACTCTCCGTGCGACTTGGTTGGAATCCAGCCCTGTGATATTTGCAATGCCATCTTTGCCTAATTTGCCGTTCTTGCGTAGGCAATCCACAATAATTGTGGCGTGATGCTTTGCCAGTTCTTTGGCAGAACCCGCAGCCAACCAACTGGTCACGGGGTCGGTGTTTCTTGCTCTAAACATTTTGCACCGCCCTTTTTTTAGAATGGAATGGAATCATCCATATCGTCAAACCCGCTACCTTGTCGGCTTTGCGCTTGGCGTGGCTGGTCTTCTCTAGGCTTTGGGTCGTTAAGGTATGCCCAACCGTCCCAACCGCCTTCTTTAAGCGGGATAACGTCAATCTTTAGCATTTCCCCATTCTTGGATTCAATGATAGAACCGATGCGCTGGTAGCGGTTTTTGCTTTGTCCTTGGGCGTTTGTGTATGTCCCGATGATGCAAGACACTTCTTTTTTAAGTTTTGACATTATTTGCTTTCAATGATTTGGTTAAGTTTTTCCACTTGGACGGTAACTTCGCCCAAGAATTTGTTGATTTCGGCTTCCATCTCGGCAATGAAGGCTTCATCTCGTTCAACACGCTTGATAAACAATTGCGCTTTTGCTGGCATTCGTGGGTCAAACACCACGTAGTCACACCATGCCCGGTCTGTGCAAGCCATTTGCATTTGCATTTGTGCAAAATACTTGGCTGGCACTTTTTCTGTCAATAATGTGTCAATCATGGTCGCCGTGTTGGGGCATTTAATCTCACACATACCAAACAGCCCCACCAATCCATCAGGTGACGCACCAGCCCACTCAATCCGTGGGTGAGGTACAAACCCTACTTCTTCAACTAAAACGCCCTGTGCGGCTTCGTATGCTGCACGGGCAAAAGGCTCTTGGTCTGTACCCCATTGCATTGCAGCATTGGAAAAAGAATCAGCCTTGGTGTTGGTAAGCCGTTCGACCACCAATTGCGCCATGTAGTTGTCTCGTGTGGCGGCATAACCCACTTTAGTCTTTGCCATTAGGTCGGCAACCCGGCTGGCGGTCACCTTACCAAGCCTTGCGGCAAACCAATCGTCCGTGCCTTGTTCCATCATTTCAATCATTGAAATTCCCCTTTCTTTGCGTCTTTGGCCTTAATGATGGAGGTCTTGGCTGCTTGGTCGTTGCCAGCCACTTTGATTGCCTCAAAATATGCGGCTTTCAATTCGTCTTCATTGGCACAGGCTGCAATGTCGGCTACCAAGGCTTTAACCGTGGCTGCTGACACTGTAGGGGCTTTGGTGGCTGCGTTGCCATCGTCATCTTCCGGGGCTATGCCACACGCTGCCATCAGGCTATAACGCCGTGCGTAGGTCAATGCAGAGCCGTAACCCTGTGGGTCTTGCTTGCTGGCTGGAACGTGCAATTTGCCGCATTCCAGCATCTCGCCCGATTCGTGGATAAACACGGTTTCAACGGTCACGCCTGTCATGTCTTCGCTGGTGCGTTGAACAAGTGCTATTCCTGCGCCGTTTAAGCCTTCAATCACTGCCTCGACACAGGCTGCAAGGTCAGCGTAGCGGCTTTTAAAGTGTGGGTTGGTGGACGACTTGAGGGCTGGCCCAAAAGCCTTTTGCGCCTTAACCAAGGCGGTTGCAATGTTTTTCATACTAACTCCTCTTTAATGATTTCTAACTGTGAATCGGTGTCCAAATCCGAGAATGGGACAAAGTGGTTTTCTTGGCAGCAGGAAAGTTTGCCGTCTTTTTCTTCCATGCAGTACGGGCAGAATTCCACTTGCCCCATAAGTTCCATGTAGTGAGCAATTAAACCTTTCATTACATTCTCCAAAAGTAAATTACAAAGGGAAGCCCAATCAGGGCAGCGAAAAGAAAAGCGGTGGCTATGTCTTTCATTCGTGTGACTCCACAATCATGGCTTCAAGGGCGCATTTAGTGTGAATGTCGATATGCTCGTACAGTTCAACACCGTTGATGTAGATTTCGGTGAGTGTGGCAATAGCGGGAATTGGTGGGTCAATGTCCGTCTCGGTTTGAGCGTCTTCCCATTCGTAGGTAACTTTCCATACGATGCTGTCATAAGTGATGGTGGCTGAGTGCATTTTGATTTCCTTAAAAGACCCTTGCGGGATTGATGGGGCTTGCGCCCCAGGTGGATTTAACTTTGAAAAATTTGGCAATGGCAACCACGTTTTACCATCAAAGAAATAAAGCCAAGGGCTTTTGTAATTGATGTGAATTCAATGCGTGACCAATCACCTTGTGTGTGTGTTGGATTGAATTCAACTATGTAGGTTTGTTTCATTTTGTTTCCTTAAAAGACCCTGAGAAGTTCAAGGCATGACGCATCTTAAATCACAATTGTGAACTTTTGCAAGAGTTTTTTAATTTATTTTTTATGTTGCATAAAAATCACAAATGTGTCTATAATTCGCCTATGAACATCTTGGAAATAGCAATCAAAGCGGCTGGCGGCACAAAGCGATTGGCTTTCATGCTGGACGTAAAGCAGAATGTTGTGTCCAACTGGCGGCAGCGGGGTGTTCCTAAGTCCTGGGAACAGGTGTTGAAGTACAAGTTTAAGAAGCAGATTGCGGAAGCGCAAAAGGCTGTGGTATAGTTTTTTTGAAACACGGCTAGGTCAGGGGTTGCTTCCTGACTGAAAAGGGTTACACCTTCCCCTGCCGCAGTTTCTTTCAAAGGTGCGTTAAAAAGGTAAAAACTCGATGCACTACTACCAATTCAACATTGGGGACTATAAAAGTCACACCGAACATCTTTCAGAAATGGAGGATTTAACTTATCGGCGGCTGCTTGATTGGTACTATCTTCACGAACATCCAATTCCATTAGACATTGATGAAACGGCAAGACAAATCAGGATGCGTTCGCATACCGATTGCGTTGCGATTGTTTTGCGTGAGTACTTTGAACGCACAACCGATGGATGGGTTCATCACAGGGCAAACAAAGAAATCTCCAAGGCTGACGAGAAATCTGTCAAGGCCAGCGAAAGCGCAAAAGCCCGATGGAACAAAGCAAAAGATGCGAACGCATTGCCAGCGCAATCCGAAAGCAATGCTACACATAACACATTACCCATTACACATAACACAGAACACAAATCTAATATATGTCCGCCTGAGGGCGAACTTGACGATAAAGCAGGTTTACCAAAATGCAATCACCAAGCCATTGTTGACCTGTACCACAAGCACTTGCCTACGCTACGCAGGGTAGAGGTTTGGAATGACACACGAAAAGGCTACCTGAGGCAAAGATGGAGGGAGGTGGCTGAAGAACTGGCAAAAGACAACAAAGCCGAAATTTCAGACGTTTTGACATGGTTTACAGAATTCTTTAACCACATTGGGCAATCTAAGTTCCTAACGGGAAAGGTCAACAGTAAAGATGGTCGTGCGTTTTTGGCAGACCTTGAATGGATTTTGAAGCCAAGCAATTTTGCAAAAATCGTAGAAGGAAAATATCATGGCACTCACTAATTTCAAGAAAACAAGTCAAGAATCATCCATTGATGAAGGCAAAGATTTGCTTTGTACGCATGGCGGCTGCGGTATGCGCTGGAGCGTTAACTTTGGGCGACCACTATGCAGCTTCCATCAATGGGGTTCTTGGCCTGTTCGTTCAGAGCATAGAGAACTAACCCAAGACGAAAAAGCCAACGTAAACGATAAAAAGTATTGGGCTAAACGAATCCTTGCCGAGCATCAATTAGGGGTAAAAAAGCCAATTGAGGTAGTTGAAATGGCTAAACGTGCCTTGCGAATCAAAGATTCAATAGAAGAATGAAAAACCTAAAAGGATCACAAGATGGCCTGGTTAATCAGCAAAGCCTTAATGAACTCGCTTTATTTGCCGGAGCAGGTGGAGGAATTCTTGGTGGAAAACTCCTTGGATGGAACACAGTCTGCGCCGTTGAATGGGAGCAATATCCCGCAAGCGTACTGTGCGCCCGACAAAATGACGGGCTTCTCCCGCCTTTCCCGATTTGGGATGATGTACAAACCTTTGACGGAAAGCCGTGGCGAGGCATTGTTGACGTTGTATCGGGCG